ATAACCAGTTGTCCCTGCAACCCAGTGAGCAACTAAGTTTGTAGGACTTCCAGAAGATGTAGTTGCAGAAGTTATCCCATTTCCATTATATTCTGCTACTATTTTTGTAGCTGTTAAGTCAGTATCAAAATATTTAACATCTGAAATTCCTCCTTTGGTGTCTAAAGTTTGTGTTGCATTCATATTTAATAAACCGATTGCTCCAACATCTCCTCCAGTTAATTGGTCATACCATGCTGTTAAGTCTGTTGCTGTTGTGTCTGTCATTTCTACAGCTTCTCCATTGTGATAAAATATTGGTCTTGTTCCATTTTGAACTACAGCGATATGATGCCACCCACCATTACCTGTTAAAGTATCATCTTCTGAAATAACTTCCCATTGAGTTACAGTTGCAACAACACATTTAGCTATTATTGCACCCTCTTGAACTCCAAAAGAAATATATTCGACAACATTGGCATCACCTGAACTAAATATAACATAATCTCCATCTTCATAATCATCTAAATTAACCCATGCTGTAAAAGTTCCTAGAGTGTCATTAGCTGCAACTTGTGCAACAGTAAAAGCATCTACTTCTGCATAATCATCTGCTCCATTACAAACCATAGCTTCTCTTTGGTCATGCTTTCCAACATAAACTCTTGCATCTCCAGCTGTCATTTTATGATGAGGTTACCTCTCCCCATGATGCGGCTGCTGCTGTAAAGGCTACTTTACAAATATCTAATTTTAAAGTATCGGTATTAAAAATTAATGTTCCTAATTCAGAAAGCATATTATCTCTTACTGCTTCTGAAACATTTGGTATAACTAAATTAATAGGATTAAGAATTTCATTTGTTGGACTTGGCATCTTTCTTTTTCTCCTTTTTAATTGGTTTAATTTCCTTAATAACTTCTTTTTCCACAGGTTTAGAATTTAATAAATAATATTCAGTTTCAATATCTTTAATTCCTTTAGAAAGTTTTTCTTTTCCACGAATCATTCTACCATCATGACTCATAATTATTTCCTCGTGTTTTCTATCTTACAGATTTCATTTACATTCTGAAGTTGGAAAACTCCTCGTTCCCATGCTCGTATAGTTGTAGATAATCCCGGGTCTACTATTGTAACTACTTTCATAGCTTCTGCTTGTTTCCAAACCATTCCTTGCTTTGCTACTAACACATAGGCTTGGTCTGTTTGGACTGCTTCACTTACAACAATACTTAATCCTAAAAGTGAGCCTACTCTTCCGTTTTGCATTACTCCACTTTCGTATGTTGGATGATTTAATACTTTAGAATTTGAAATAATATTAGTGTAGTCTTGCCCATTCACAACTAAATAACCACTTCCGTTTAAGGCATCAATTCCATCTACTCTTAATGTTTGAATTGCATCTAAAATATCTTTTACTGGGTCACGATTTGCTATTGTTGCTGAATCCCATTCATTGCCTGCTGTTATTGTTACAGTGTTTCCTGCATTTGCTGAAACACTTGCTTCAATAGCTACATCAATTTGGTAAATTATTTTTCTTCCTAATCTATAAATCTTTCTTTGTAACATAGGAATAGTTGCGCTTTGCTGTGCTTCTAAAGAAATAATAGAAGTTCCTGCATACTTTGCAATAATTGAGCTTACCTTAGTTTCAGTTACATCGAAGAAAGGGAAAGGTGCGTAAGGTGGTACTCCTTTAATTGGTGAGCCTGTTCCTCCGTCTGTGCTATCTGCGTTAGTTTCTCTGAAATATGATTCTGTCCATGCTGATGATGTGTCGATTGTACAAAGTGCTTTCCATTTTTCCTCAATCTTAATAACTGCTTTAACTGCTCTATCAATAAATTCAAATCTTTGTTCTGCATCTCTGTCAGTATAAGCTACCATTAGAAATGACTCCCAACTGCAACTCTAACTACTTCTCCTGCTGAGGCTGTTTCTTGAACTTTACCGACTGCTTTTCCTAAAACCACATCTGCTTCAATTAAAGTTTTAACTACATTTACTCCATTAACTGAACACATATTTCCTAAAGCCATCGCTCCACCTGAATCTTTAATATCCCAAATTCCATTCATAGCTACTGTTAATTCTGTGAAAGTATCTGTTGCTGCACTTGCTTCCCAACAAATCCCACCAAAAACATTATCCCCGTCAGAAATTGTCACTGTGTTTGGGTCTGAACTTAATTGCATAATTGAGCCTATTGGAATAACTGAGCCTGCTACAATAGTTTTCCTCTCAAAAATAGTTGGTGTTTCAATACATACTGCTTCGTTTGCCATAATGTAGTGCATAAAAGATATTATTTAAATGTTTCTATTTTGCTTTTGTAATTACTTACATTAAATTCTAATTCTTCTTTTTGTATTAAAGCAGCTTCTACATTTTCCGTCGCTGTCTTTAACATTTTTTCCATTTCTTTTAATGCTTTTTTCCAATCGTCTTTTAACATTTGTCAATGGCATCTTCCAAAGGTGTGCCTTTCCAAAATTCTTTAGCAGCTACCTTATCAGTTTCCTCTTTAGATGGCTTCGTTGATTCAATATGTCCACCAGTTGTCCCTGCTAGTCTTTCGTTTGCGTGTAAGGTTTCCTGTCTTGCTAAAAGTTCTTCAGTTTTTTTATTTGCTTCTTCCTGTCGTTTCACAATCGCTTCAGTTTTATCATAAAGTGATAACGGTTTATCTTCGACAGGGTCTTTATTAATTACTTCATCCATTCTATTATAATCAAGATTTCAATGTTTATAAACTTTACCAAAGATTTTGACTTCTTCCCCAATATTTAAAGAACTCTAGTCCTGCACCGAACACAATTAAAGCAAAACCAAAAGTTTTCCCCATGATGCACATATTAGTTCCTGCAGCGGTTAAGGCTAAGGCACATGTATTAATCATAGTTTCTATAATTGGTTTATGGTCTTGTTTATTTTTTTTCATTATGATAGTTCCTTAGCTATTCTTTTCTTTAAATCTTCTTGTGTTATTGAGGTTGGTCTGATTCTTGCAGGGTCTGGGTTTGCTAGAGCTAATCGCATATTATCATCAAACCCATCAGCTTCTCCGCCAACTTGATAATAAACTTCCCACTCTGTTTCTTGATTTATACCGTTTTCTCCTAGGAACTCGTCTAAGTTTCCATCAGTTAAATCTTTTAGTCTCTGATACTCAAGCAAAAGAGCTTCTCTATTAGTATTATAATCCTCTAAAATTGTTGAGGCGTCTTGAGGATTTGCATTTGCTGAATTTATTAACTCAGTCATTTTAGGTTTAGTTTCAGATAAACTTCTTATCGTAGATTCAACTAAAGCTGATTGCTGACTTTTTAGATCACTTACATAATCTCCATAAAATCCTCTTACTCCGTTCGCAATAGCACCATAAACTGCAAAAGAGCTACCAGTTGCGACTGAACCAAGCGGACCTCCTGGAGAACCAATTAAGGCACCAGCTCCAAAACCAGTTAATGCTCCACCTATCACATCGGGTATAATTCCCGGGGTTGCAGCAAATAAAGGACCAATAAAGTCTAGATTTTGATTAGAAATTGTTCCTTGTAATTGTGCCAGCACATCTTCTGATGGTGTTGCTCCAACTTGTCCCGCTAACTCAACTCCCTCTGTTTGAAACTGTTGTCTTTGTTCCTCTTGTCTTTGTATGGCTAAATCTGCCTGTCCGCCTATTGGCAACTCTCTCTCTGCTCCTTGAGTTGCCGAAATTCTGGCAACATCCCTTGGACCTAGTCCTAAGAATGTCTGGTCATTAATCTGCACACCTGAAAGTTTACCAGTATCTGCATCTTGAAAAGCCTGAAATCCTGGTTTATTATTTTTATCTGCCAATCTTTTATCCATAACCTCTTTGGGAATATCACATAATTGTTTTGCGGAATTCCATATTCCACCCTTAGCTTGACACGCTAACCTCTTTTCTTCTTCTGGGTCTGGCTCCGATTGCTTTAATGGCTCTGGCTTAAAAGGATTTGCTGCCGGAGGAAATGCTGATTTTGGCGGTGCCTTTGATTTTGCGTGGGTTATGCTTACCATTATCTATTGAGCTTAGGCTCTACCTCCGTCGGTTGTATTGATTTTTGACCTGTGTTCTTCTCTGCGTTCTCTTGTGTCTTTGGTGCTAAACTCGGCGGTCTTGTAAATTTAATCTTGATCGCTAGTTGATTCCAAAAGTCGTTCTCCATGTCTAATTGTTCCTTTCCGTAGATAGGTTCAAAAATTAAGTGTCCGTTTATTCCGCCGACTTCACTCGTGCCGTCGCTAGTAACCATACTTCTCGGAACTCCACTCGTATTATATCCTAAGCCCTCGACATAAGTTAGCCAATTCTGTCTGTCTTCTGATGACTTACTCGGGTAAGGTTCAATCTTTGCTGTATCTTCTGGCATACCAACCATCTCACCATTAGCCACAGCCTTTTGAATTTGAGTGTTTGCGAATTCTATTTTTCCTGCGTTTGATGTTTTATAATAAACAACACCCAGAGCCTTGTCTCTGTGTTTGATAACTCTCTCGTCCTCAAATGCTTCAATCATAGAATCATTAACGAACTTATTGGATTGAATTTGTGAGGTTCCCTTCACACTATCCCCAATCTTTTTATTGAATGAATGAAATATATCTCTTAGCTTTCTCTTAACCCAAACCTTGCCGTTCCAAATTTCATAACGAATAATCCTCGATCCTTTCCAAACAGACTTTACTCTCTCCGGTGATATGTTAATTAAGTTAATAAGAACATTATCCTTTTTTATTATATCCATAAAAGAATCTCCATTCATCATCTTTACTGCTCCGTGATTCCAGACGATTTGATTAAATGATTCTTTTCCGTTTCCTGTGATGTGTTCTAGGATTACTTTGTTTCTCATGCTTTGAGCCGTGTAACCTTGACCATAAGCCCATGTGCATAATGAGTTAATTCTCGAGGCTATTTGTGGATAGTTAAAATAATACCCGTAGTTTTCTGTTGTCTTATCGTAATAAACAAAAGTCTCGCTTCCATCTGCATTTGCAATATCTAAAGCCATACTCTCGACTATAAAATTGGGAACTGTGTCTGTGAAGTTCGTTGTTGTTGCTCGGTTTAATTCTTGTAGTGCCATTTTATAATTCTATTTTGAAAGGTAAATTTACTGTTAGATCGGTTGGTATTGTTTTCCCTGCTAAGTTTTTAGGATCGTGATATATGTTTGAATGTATTTTATTTCCTGCGGCTGTTATGTCAATCTTTAATCTAATTATATCTCCCGCCTTAATCTTTAACCCTGCTGAAATATCAACAACACCCGCTAATATAAATAAATGCTCTCCGCCTCCATAAAAAAGATTTATTGCTGTGAATGATTTTTCTACAACTGCACCGATTAATGTTTCGCTTCCGTCGTCAATATATAATCCTGCTGAAACAGCCATAGTATAATTTGATGGCGAGCCTCCAATATTAACCATGCCTAGCGGAAGAGTAAAAAAAGCATTTCCCCTTAATTGGTCTGTTTTTGAAACTAGCCAATCTAACTCTAAACTTTGTGATGCGTTGGCTCCACTCCTTGTCCAAAGCCCAAATCC